CCTTCAGCAGTTTTAATTCTAAGATCATCTTGAACTCTATCTTCTTTCATATATTTTTCTCTAAAAATATTAACAGCGGAAACTACAGTATTCATTTTAAGTAATTGACCTAAGCCAAGGTTACTGTGAGATCTCAATTCATAAACAATGAATTGTAATTGTGTATCAAACAACTTAAAGTCTAACGCTCTTTGGCCAGCAAAAAACTTTAACCTTTCGTATCTACTACCAACAACCTCATCACTATTCCAACCAGCTAAACCAAATCTTAAATTTCTACTAGAGGCAGGATCTAGCTTTTTACTTGAAAATACAGAAAGACATCCTATTATTGCTGCTGCTTGCACTGCTGAAAAATTAAATGCTAAGAAAAAGTTGTATGCCTTTTCTCCAGGAGAGTTTCCTACAATATAAGATCCTTCGTCACTTGATTGAGTAAGAGCATTTTCATTTCCTGTTAAAGCAAGAAGTTGCTGCTTATTTGGATCTTCAGTGTTAGGAACGGTTCCCATAATAAAAGGAATTTGAGATGACTCACCATCAAGGAATATTCCAAAAACTTTTGCACCTTCAACTATTTGTGGCATCCTACCAATTCCTGAAATTCCTCCTTCTGTAGTAGGAAGAAGACATTGAGCCCAAGGCAAAGATTCAGAAGGAAGGTTTGTGATAGCGTCTGGATGGATTCCATAAATTCTAACTTGCACGCGACCAAGTTGCAAAGGGTCATTGGAATTAATTGCAATACCAAGAAACCATCTATTATTATCGCCATAATAGAAACTTTCAATATTTTTCATACTACAGTTGTTCCTTCATCATTAGCTATTTTGACAAGCTCTAATACACAGTCGTGTCTAAACTTACCTTTGTTTTGCCTAATCATATGACGACATGCTTGAATTAAATATGTGCCAGTTCTTTTAGCGTCTGGCATAACCTTAGCTGCATTAGTTCCTGCATCAAAAGCTTTTGATTCTTGAAATTCTACTTTAATACTATTACCAATAGTAAAGTTAGGATACTTAGTAGAACCAGGTGATAAGAAATTTCTACCAGCAACTACTATATCTATTTTAGATTTAGACATAAATTCTTTTAGTGCTAAATGAGTAGCCTTTGTTGAATGCCCAGCTGGATTTAATGATTCATGATATCCACTAATATCATTATAAATTTTTGACGTAGATACATTTGTAATTCTAACACTAGAAAAGTCTTGTAAATTTTTATTATCTATTTCAAATGTTTTATCAAAGTTAGGAGTTTTCTTTCCTACATACAACCCAGAAGTTTTCTTTAGCTTTTCAAAGGTGTCAGTTACTTTATACTCAAATCTATTATTATAAAAGTTTTGAGTATCTAAAAAATCGAATCTTCCACTAATACCACCTCTATCAATAATATCATATATGTTTTCATTATCCTTTTGACTAAACCCTGAAATCATATAAGATTGATCATTGATTGTATAGTTACTTGCTTCTTGAGAATATGATGTTGAATACCTATATGGTTTTGTAGATATATTAAGAGGGCTATTTCCAATCATAGCTGCCATATCAAAAAATCTAACATTGGTATCTTTGAAGCAAGAAAACGCAAAGTATGGTGTGCCAAATCTACACGTTGATCTTGAAGCTAGCCAATGAATAGCTTTGTGAGGCCTCCAGTTTGGAATAATAACTCTCATGCTTCTTTGATAAGTTTCACCAGGTGCTATAAGATCTCTACCAGTAAAATTATCTTTTAATATTTTACTTATAATTTCTTTAGGAGTTCCATTATAAACTTTATTAACATTTTTAAGATTGTCTAAATAAGACATTTCATCTTCAATAGACATACTAAAAGTTTCTGATGCATCATTACCTTTAGCACTTTCTTGCAAAGACGTAACAACAAATCTTCTTTTTATAGGAGGAAGACCTGGATCTATAAATCCAATAGTAAGATCAAGATATTCTGAACCTTGCCAGTCAATAGCCTGAAATAATCCTGCATCATCAACGAGTATTAAATCTCCGCTAATGCCGAGGGTTTCAATATTTTCATAAATATTTAATTCGACTATTGATCTTCTTATTTCAAATGTCTGATCACCTAATCTATTAGTTGATATTAGTGCAGACCTAAGATCAATATCAAACGGAGTGTTTGATCTAAGTTCACTCATGATGCTAAGGCTTCTTGAAACGCTCTATAAACTGTTTGCATTGAATCTGGTTTAATAATTCTTATTTCTTTTAGCTCATTATTTTGGTCGCCATAATGATCCTCAACTGTAACAGGCGTATAAATTGCAGGAGGATCTTGAAAAGGATCAACATCTCTCCAACGCAAATCACCATCTACGTAATGATGTGTAGAAAGAAATTCTTTAGTTGCTGAAGATGTAGTAGCTGTTTCTAATCCGCTTCCTGTGTCATGAGTAATAACTTCGTCTTTAACAAAATTTACACTACCAGTGTTTAGCTTTATAATTAGTTGACCTAAGTCTAAATTACGTTTGATAATAGTACCAACCGCGCCTGAACTATTTCCAGCAATCTGTGTTCCTACTAAAAGTTTATCTGAAATATTATCTTTAGTCGTTACAACAAAATTAGGATGATTCAATAATATCCTATCTTCTAAATCTCTAGAACTAAGAGGCCAGCCTCTTTCTCTTATATTATCGTTCATCATATAAAAGGTAAAATAAAAGTCAGGAGATCCATATATTTTTTTAGATACGATGTCTGCTCTATCACCTTCTAAAATTGTGTACTTGATATAAAATGATATGTCATCTTTAATATTATCAATGATATCTACGTACGCAGAAATATCTTGAAACGTAACAGGATATGTCTCGCTTCCAAATTGATAATTTATGAGAGGATAGTTATAAAAGTAAGCCATTAGTATCCCTCTGCAATTTTTGCTTTATCAAGAGTTTCTGCTTCAGTAAACGACATTGTAATATCAATTTGGTTGAATCCACCATCTCTCATAAATGACATGTTTGAAGGATTGTATGTTGCAGCAAAGCTTGTTAAATAACACGGTAAAAATTTAGTAGCAATTGTTTTACTTCTATATCGAACTTGAATATCGAACTGATTAGGAAATTTGTATCCAATAGGAATTCCTTTTACAGAAATAGTTTCAGGATAAAGTTCATGTCTAAAAAATTTAATAATGTTTTTCATTGCGTCTTGTTCTTGCACTGAAGTTGGAATCATACTAAAAGTAAATGAAAAATTTCTAAGTTGAACAGACTTAAATAAAGATCGAGTATTTGGATTAGTTGTTACTTGAAATGCAGATCTTGCTGCACCACTAGCAGTATCGCTTGCCACACCAGCTGCGCCAATTGCGCCGAGTCGAGCAACATCAGAATTAAGAGAACCTGTAAATAAATCTTTGAATCCAGATAAACCTTCCATTGCCGCTTTACCTACAGCCTCAGTAACACCTGACCCGGCTTGAAGCGCTGCTACTCCAGCGGCGCCTGCTCTACCAAGATCTATATTTTCAAAATCAACACCGTCACTAATATTCAATGCAGCTGGAAGATAAAGTTCTGCTGTAGTGCCAACAGTTTTTTGTGTAATAGATTTATCTTCAGCTACACCTACGTCTGTAGCTCCACCCGGTCTATCATTGCCAACTGTTTGATCAAGAGCCTGAGTAGCCTTTTTGGTTGCATCTTCAATGTCAGCCTCAATCGCTGGTGGATCGACTCTAACAACAGTGAATCTAATTTTTGCTTTATAATCATCTTGGTTGTCAAGAGGAAATACTAATTTTTGTTTATTATCGAAATAAAGATTTGATTTGTTGGCTATGAGGCCAGTACCTAGAAACTGTTCAATACCAGCGGTTAATCCACCTGCTTTGTCATTAACAAAGTCTTGAACGTTTCCAGCAATTCTATCACCAATATTCGAAAGATTGAGATCTGCCATAAATTTTCCAATAAATAATAAGTCGAAACTATCTTTTGTTATTTATATGGCTTATACCGGAAAATACACTATCAAAAACAAATCCAAGTATAAAGGAGATCACAGCAATGTGGTATATAGATCGCTATGGGAGAAAGCAGTATTTAACTGGTGCGACCATAATCCCAGCATCTTATATTGGCAATCCGAAGAAACCGTTGTTCCTTACTATTATGACGTTGATAAAAAATATCACAGGTATTTTGTTGACCTCAAAATTAAGTATAAAGATGGCAAAATAATTCTGGTTGAAATAAAACCTAAGGGGCAAACCGAGCCTCCTAAGCAAGGATCGCGAAAAACTAAAAGGTTTATTAGCGAGGCAATGGCGTATGTAAAAAATATGAATAAGTGGGAAGCTGCAGATAATTATGCAAAAGATAGGAACTGGCAATTTCAAATATGGACTGAAGACACGTTACATGAAATGGGTATTATGAGAAAAAAGACTCTTGGCAAGAAACGCATAAAGCCTCTTAAAAAGTTATAAATAGTGTTATGAGTAACTTATTTCAAACATTAGAGTTAGAAGCTTTTCGTAAAGGTATTACACCTCGTACACGAGAATCAATGACGTGGTTTCGTCAAAGAGCACATCGCATTAGAAGAGTTAATAGACGTGCTTTAATGAAGGAAGAACCTATTGATCTAAAAAGTACATATAGGCCTGGCCAAATGTTTATGTTTTTTTACGATGCAAAGTATAAAGCAACTCTTCCTTATTACGATAAGTTCCCTTTAGTGATTATGATTGATAAAGCAAAGGGAGGATTCCTAGGATTAAATTTGCATTATCTTTCTCCTATTCACCGTGCTAAGTTTTTAGATGCACTATTGGATAATACTAATAACAAAAGATTTGATGAAGCAACAAGATTTAGACTATCATATAATATGCTTCAAGGTGCAGCTAAATACAAATACTTCCGTCCTGCTATAAAGCACTACCTGTTATCAAATGTACAATCACGATTTGCTCATGTTCCAGCGTATGAATGGGAGATTGCTACATTCCTTCCTATGGCTGATTGGTCAGGTGCAAGTTCAGGCACGGTTTATAAAGATTCTAAAAGGAAGTACTAAATGGCGTACTCAGTAGATACATTTAAGTCAGAACTTCGCCAAGGCATTGCAATGAGCAATGTTTGGCGTGTATTACTACCCTCTCTTCCAGGGTCAAGTGGAAGACAACTTAATCTACTATGCAAAACCGCAAACATGCCCGGGAGACAAATACTAACGGCCGATCGTCAGTATGGCATGAAAATGCAAAAGGTTGCTTATGGATATGCTGTTGATGACGTATCATTATCGTTTCATCTAT